GGAATCGCATATTGATTAAATACTTCGGCAATATTTTTAGCGATTGAATCAACTGCCATTGACCACAAATCCATCTTAGTCGAGCCAAGAGCATAAGAACCAACGCGGTCTGAGCCTAGAAGAATAAAGTCTGAAAGGATTGACATAGACATACGCTGGTCATAGCGCTGAACAATCTTGTCTGTATCGAACTGACGAGAACCGCCTGAAGATAAGAGAACTAGGTCGAACTGCTTATGTCCTGCATCATCGTAAAGCGTTGGGAATACAACACCCTCTTGCTCATTGCGCTTGATAGATGTAACAATGTTTTGAACTGTTGCTAAAACATTTGCTTGCTCGGCTGTAGCCGCACTTGATAGGTACTCAGGAGGTACATAGGCAACGGGCAAACCTGCAAGGTCGCGCTCGATACCGACTGCTTCGATTTCTTCAATACGGCGCTTGAAGAACCAAGGGCGATATGCGTTACGAAGGATTGAGCGACCTTCTGGGTTATTTTTAGCCGTGGTTGTACGGAATAGCAAAGCCTTTTCGATAGGGATGATGTGAGTGCCACCCGATGATGGGTCGGTCTGCTCCATCGCTTGAATTCCACCGCGCTCGTCAATCTGCCAGCGGAATAAAGTTTCTTGCGAGCGGATAGGCAACTTGCGCCATCCGATTTTATTATCTGTGTGCTTTGAACGCTTAGATGGGTCTTTCGCCTCTGGACCTGTACGGACTTTGTAAACAATTTCGTTATAGGAGTATCCATAAACGAGCATTGAAAGAATCTGTGAAAGCGTTTGGTCCCATGAATCTGACATATCGTGCAAGCAAGAATCAATAAACGCCGCGACTTCTTCATCTTCAGGCTTTACATCGCCATCTACAGAATTATCTGAATATGGGTCTACGCGCCACTCAAGGCGAGTAATAACCTTTTCAATCGCATAAAGCATTGACCCGATTGTTGGGTCATTGTCAGCCATTTCACGATAAACGCGAGCGCCACGAAGTCCACGGAGATTAACGAGGAATTCTTCATAAACCGTTCCACCTGAACGGCGCAGACCCGTAGAGCCGAGTTCTTGCAAATCTGGCTTTTCTGCCATTGTTTCCCTCTACTCTTTAGATGCTAGTCCGACAAGAATTTTGATTGCCTGTTCTTCATTGAATCCCGCGCTTTTCAATTCCAAGAATAGTTCATGGGTTTGAACTGCGAAAGCCCCGAGAACGGACATGACACCATGGCGATTTATGCCAGAGTAGTCATCTTCCACCCAATGATTTTAGCATTAAGTGAATTTTGTACTTATTCTCCGTCTAAGACAAATTCCTTGCAGTTCATACGCATGGTAGTGATTTCTTTTGCAAAGGCGCGAGCCATGTCTTTTGTACCCGCTTGAGCGTACATACGATGTTCTGTCTGCTCGCCAAGTGAGTTAAATGAACGAAACGAAATCTTAAAAGGCAACTCATGGGATGTCTCGGTCAATTCGATTTCTACATAATCGCCCACATCAATCTTGTGCGATACGAACGGTCTGCCAGATTCGGATACAACGACTTTAGCGCCAGCAATGTTGCTAACGAAGTAATCAGTCCAAGCCACGATTTTCCCCTTTCATAAGGAAATTATTAACCCCTATCATACTATACGATGGTTAAAAAGGCGCAACATCCGAACCGAATGGAGCGCTCCAAGGGTCAGGCGTGGATGGATTGAATGAGGCATCTGTGCGCTGGACAACGCTTGCGCTGGTCACATGGCGCTTGAGGTCAATTCCAACATTCCATGCGGTGACGGCAATCTTTGAGCGCTTAGCCCCAGTTGCCTTGTCATCCCAATTCTCTTGAACTGCGGTTCCGACCACAATCACGGACATTCCCTTTTGAACTGAATCGGCTACATTCTCTGCGGTCTTACCCCAACATTTAATATCCCAAAATGTTGTATCGGTGTTTTCCCATGAGCCATCGGCTTGCTTAACTGATTTTGATGACACGACTGTAAAGGTTGCAATTGCTTTTCCACTAGGGATAACACGCAACTCTGGGTCGGCTACTACATTTCCCGTTATAGTTAATTGAGTCATTTGATTTTTCCTTCGGTTATAGGTATCGGGATGATATTTAGTTTTTTTCTCATGCTTTGTCTTTCTCTGGCAGAGGTTCCTCCCCAGATTCCGATTACTGTGTAATGTAACGCGTAGGTCAGACATTCTTTTTTCCAAGAACAACTGCTACACATTTCCTTTACTTTTTTATTCTCCTCCGTGATTTTGTTCTTGTCTGGAAAATAAAACTCTGTATCAATCTGCGAGCAAATCGCTCCCTCGAACTGCCACGGTTTCAACACTAATAAATACTTCTCTCTCCTCATTGACAATCAACGGATATGGGGAATTAGGAGATAACCTAGCCAATAAATTGCCATTACGCCATACCTTGCCACCAGCAATTCCATCGTAATGAGAACTCTCTGGCTTTACTAAAGAGTCACACTCATTCCAAAATTTACAGTTTCGGCAATACTGCAACCCAGGCTGAGCAAGGTCTAATTGATATTGGTCAAAGAGCCACGGGTCTGAATTGCGACACGGGGCGTTATCAATAAACTCTAATAAACTCATGGTGTAAATACTAGAGTTAGTTATTTGAATTGTTTGTGATTTGACTCTCTTGGCGTGTCGCTGTTTCGCCAAATCTTTCAATCAGTAACTTCTTCAGAAGTTCCAATCTCTCCTTCTCCGTCATCGTCATCATCAAATAGGTTGTCCTCCCCCCATGTCTCTAAAGCGTGGTGAAGTAATCCTTTCTGTCGCCAATCAGGTTGCTGGTCATCTGCCAAAGTAGTTGTCCAGAATCCATTAGCGGTTCCATCTGTCCATTCCGCTACCAAGACCCAGCCTGTACAAATGGCTGGGTCAAGGAAAGCGACTCTTGCTATATCAGCCAGAGCGTTATCAATTGCGGAAGGTTTTTTCTGTTCTTCATCCATGCGCCTACCTTAGTAGTAGAAATTTCTGTGCCAGAAGGAATTGGCATTGCATGGCGTGTCGTATCGAGATTGGATATAAAGAAATCCTCGTTCAATCTGGCGCTCAACCGAGGTATCTGGGTCAAGTCCTAGAATCTGGGGAATTCCACCTGCATGAAGGCGCTCGCCGTTTTGATACACGGCTTGCTTGTTATACGCCGAAGGTCTCCAATTTGATTCGCCAGTCCACAAATCCAATAGGCAAGCCCATTGTTTAGGTGTATCCCAGCCAAATTTATCTAATTGAGTTTTGGCGTACTCCTTAGCCGCCTCTGGTGTTCTTTCAACCAAAACAGGCTTAGGTGGTTCAACTATCTCAACTGCATTTGCCGAAGGGTCTCTTGGCATTTGAAGCGGATTAGTTGTAATCAGTAATGCGCTGATTAGCGCGATGTGAATAGGTTTTAAGGTAACGCTTTCATAGAATCGCATAATCCTCCATTGTTCGGAGCGAACGATTTATCGTTACTGGATATAACGGTTCCTCGTTGTCAGTATCGGACTGACCTCGCTTTTGAGGTGTAGGTGTTTTGCGAACCTGCATTAAAGGTAGCAGACAAAAGTGAATATAGTAAACAAGTGGGGTAATAAATAAAAGGCGTTCGGTGGGGGAGCCAACACAATGCCAGTCTATGAGAGAGGACAGACAGCATCGGGCAATCTACCCCACCGAACTTGGGTACCCAATAAATAGGGTACACCAATCGGGTATAGAACACCCGCTGGGGAGGAAAGGTTACTCGCCCAGCGGGTGTTGAACACCCACCGAGGTTTCTTATCCTTGCGGAAGAAAGTCTGTCGGTGGGTGAACTTTATTTAGTCGAGGCGACTCTGACCGTAGGCATTGATTCCGTACTTGTTAAGCACTTCAGCAAATGCACTAGCAAAAGCCGCTTTGCGGTCTACGCTCTGTCCGAATTCACGAACCCAGATTTCGTAGCCACCGTAGTAGCCCTTGTGACCAATTCCTTGAGCCTTGAGCCAATTCACAAACGCACCTCGCGCTGGTGAAATGTTTACCCAAGCAAATCCGCAAAGACCGTCAAGGATGTAAGTTTTCTTGCTGAAGTCAATCTCATCGCTGAGACCGATTGCATCTCCGACAATAAACTTTGGAGTATCTGCATCTTTGCCAGCGTTAAGACCAGCCTCGTATGCTTCACGATAAATGTCTCGGCATTGAGTTTTTGTAAGTGCCTTTTTCTTCGCTTCTTGCTTGGCGACATACGCGCCGATAATACGATTGCTTTCTGCATGGATGTCCACTTGTGACATTTTGTATCCTCTCTCTTGGTGTATAACCAGTATAACCTACTGGGGTTTGATAATCAAATTCAAACGAGCCTTACGGCGAGCGTGTCGCTTATCAGACTCCTCGGATAGATGGCGCTCGCGCTCGTGGGCGCGTATGCGGGCTAGAGAGGCTTCAGAGACCCGTAGAGGCTCTTTTGCCCATAGGCGGGATAGAAGTCTCATCCGAACCACTTACCGCTCTCAATTGACCCCACAACCCCAAAGACTAGGAAGATTGCAAGGAATACCCCAAAGGCATCAAGCCACTCTGAGACCTTATGACCGCGCTCTGTCACGCGACCATGCTTTGATAGATATTTAGCCAACATGATTTCTCTCCTTTTCTCGAACGATTCCTAATGCAACGAGAGAGGCATCTGCCTCGCATCGAAAGCAATAGGGTTTACCTTTTACGAAAGTGATTCGGAATTCCGAACCGCAGGTATAACACTTCATATAATCACCTCATATTCATTTCGGTTTGTGAACACAGCGATAATGTCCTTCTTCTGGATTTCTTTTTCAAGTACCAAGCCATCTTTGCTAAATCGTGTCGCAAACCATTCAGCCTTATCGCGCTTGAGTGTCCATGAGATTCCATCCTCGTTGATTCCCTTTTGGCATCCTCGATAAACCTTGACGGTATCTGGAAGGTTGTCATAGGCAAGAACTTCATCTCTGTCCATTAAACGCTGGCGCTTAGGTCTGGATGAATTGAATAGTTTTCTCCACTCATCAAGATTCTGCCAAGCGTTTTCTGTATCTGTCCAGACTGAAGCAAGAAGCGACCAATACTTTTCATCTGACAAATGATGAGCAATCTGGATAAATGCTTGAAGGCGATATGGGCGTTCATGCAAGTAGATAACTCGGCTGAAATTCTTTTCTGCGAGCGCTATCTCTAAATCTCTTTTCTTCTGGAGATAGTAAGCGTTGGCGCTACCGTTTGACCATAGTGGAACTTGATATACCAATGGGTGACGGACTTGAGCGCCTAACGCTCCATCTGCCTCAAAATACGGAACTAGGTCGGGATGAAGTGGCTCGCTAGTTTCTTTTAGCAAGCGCTGGAAAAGTTCTTCTGTTTGACTCATTAGTATCCTCTCTTTGCATACTTCTTGATGAGGATTGCTTCTTGCTCCTCATAAGTGATTCCGTGCTTTTCTGCCAAGTTGAAGCAAATCAACTGAGCAATCTCTCCAGCGAAAGCCCTACGGTCTTTTTGGTGCTGGATGCTTTCCTCTGTGTGTGGTGTGCCATCGTAATATTCTGTAACGATTTCGCGTTGTGAATCTGCGTACTGGCTGTACCACTCTGTAATCGCTGAACGCTCTGTTCTGATTTCTCTTGTCCACTTGCCTTCTTTGTAGGTCAAGAACTTACCTGATGCTGTTGGAGCGTTTGCCTTTTCCTTAGCGATGCGCTCTGCCTTCTTTGCTTCGCGCTCTGCCTTTGCTTGAGCCTTTGCGATTTTGTCTGCTGTGACAATTCGTGATGGGCGATTCAAAGTTTCTGCTGGAGCAGATGGATAACAGATTGTGCAAGCATCTTGACCAGCATCCTCAACGATTGTTGCTTCATCATCGTTGCTGTACTGAATCAACCATTGGTAACGAGTGGTTGGGAAGCAGGTCGAGCAATTCAATGAACTGTGAACATGACCATTGTTATTGACTACCAAGAAAGCGCGTGTCCAAGGGTCTTGGTCATAGATTGCATCTAAATCAAGAATCTGATTGCCGACCTTGAAAAGTTGGTCTTTCAAGATATAAAGTTTTCCCTCATACTTTGCAATTTCGCCAATACGAGATGGGTAATGCTTTTTGTAAAACTCTAAAGAATCTTTTGCGCTATCAATCTTGTCGCGGATAGCCCAACGCTGATGATGCAATTCGGCTAGTTCTGTATCTATCTTGACTGCGAACTCTTTGGTAACCATCTTTGTCCTCTCTCTCATTTCTAAAGATACACTACTGGGGTTAGATATGCAAACTCATGCCAACCACGAAACATCGGCGTGTCTACGCTCGGCTGGAGCCTGAGCCTGAATCCTCGATTTGATTACCCAACCCCAGTATGGTAAAATAGGAAATGAGAGGGGGCAGATATGAGAATCGTCATCTGTTCTGAATGTGGCAAGGAATGGCAACTCCGTGGAGGCATGGCTTTTGAAAGCCTTTGGCGACACATCAAGAGAGAACACAAAACTGAACAAATCCAAATCGCGGCGTAAGGAGAGATATGCCTAAAAGTAAAAGAGACCAAACCCAGCGGGTTTACAAGGCTGAGAATTATGTTATGGAAAAGAAAGAGCAATGGACTCTTGAAGAATGTCAGAAATATGTAGACAAACTTCTAAAGAAGAAAAGAATTCAAGACAACTATCCATGGGCGAAGAATCACAAAATCTTTGTGACCCATGGAGGCACAGGTCGAAGGATGGCTTATGCGACCTTCACCTATCGCGGGGCGACAATTAAATTACCGCCTTGGGCTAGAAACCAATATGTCGTATTGCACGAAGTTGCCCACCATCTCGATTGTTTCGAGGATGGGCATACCGATTCATTTGCGACAATCCTTTTAGATTTAGTGCGCCGTGAGATGGGCAAAGAAAAGGCTGAAATCCTTCAGGCTTCTTACCACTTACACGGGGTTAAAATTCAAAATGGTAAAAAGGTCGTGAAGGCTCGTTGCCCACAATCCAAAAAAGAATGGGTAGCCGAGCAACGCCAATCAAAGAGCGAACGCAAATCTAAAATCAACTCCCAGACCGAAGAAAAAGAGCAATTCAAATTGCGGGTTGCAAGAGGCGAAGAAATTCAATGCTGGTTCGAGAACTGTACTGGCTCAGCAAAAGGCGATGTTGATTTAATCCGCTGGTCACGCGAGCGCGTTCAATTCCAATGGAACTGGAGATGCCCACGATGCGAGCGCGGAAGATGGGAATGGCAGAATCGTCAATATGATGTTGAGACACATGGCGTACTTACCATTTCTCGAAACGGCGTGTGGCGTTAAGGCTTCTTCTTATCAACCTTGCTGAAGGCTTCGTTGATTTCTGTGGTGGTTAGTTTTCCATCATCAAGAAATGAGCGAGCCATGGATTCAACCACGGTAGCCACGCCTAGGAGACCTGCCATGCAAGCCGCCATCATGGGTTCAAGCCCAAAGAGTGAACCTGCTCCAATGACTGATAGACCAGATGCCGCAAACACGGAGAGAATCCGCATCACGATATTGTTTATACTTTTCATTATTTGTCCTTTGTTAGTCGGTCAATAATTTCTGCTGATAGCCATGCAACTGCCCATAGGACTGCCAAAGTTCCACAGACCATGAAACCTAATTTCAATGTTGGGTTCATTCTTCATCCTTATTTCTACGAAGTGGATAAGTCAGAATCCAGATGCCGAGGCACCAGACAGTCGCGTATGCGACTGCCGATTTAGCAGACCCATCAATCGTTACCCATGCAATGAAAAATCCCAGCATGGTAAATAACTGACCGAGGAGGTCATTGAAGAAGTTCTTCATTTACATTCTCCTTATAGATAGTGATGCAATTGCTCCCACGATGACCGAGGCAACAACTACTGTTTGTGATTCTTGTCTTTCTGTATCGGACATATCTGCTCCAATATTTCCTAGCGCCATAAGCGCCTTTGCTGGGTCGGTGAAAATTGCTCCGACTAATTCGGCTGGGTTTGCTATCAACTCAAGAGCATCTGCAACCTCGGCTGTAATGACGATTGGTTCGCCACTTTCAGAAACACGGGTTTCAACTGGAGTCTCTGGAGGGAGGTCGCCGTAATCAATTCCCGCTTCAGCGATTGCTGATGCTGTTACTGGAGCGCCATCAAATTGAGCGATAAGGGCTTCAGCAACAATTTCTTTTTCTGCTTCCGTCAATTTGCCATCTGCTTGAACTGAATCCACAATTGATGCAACTTCATCGGCGGTGACATTTCCATCAGATAGGATGTCGCTCAACAATTCGGCAGGAGATTCAGATGGTGGTTCAGGAGACGGTTCTTCTATTGGCGGTGGTGGCTCTACTGGCTCTGATTCTGGCTCGGGCGCTACTACAGGCGGTTCAACTGGTTCGGGCGCTGGCTCGGGTTGAGGCTCTGGAGCAGGAGTTGGTTCAGGTTCGCTCGGCGCTAATTCTGGCGAAGGCTCGGGAATGGGAGTTTCATCGGGAGTCGGGGCGACATCAGGCAATGGAATAGGGTCTGGCTCTACCGCAGGTGGTGGGTCAGGAATTGCAATTGGTTCAGGTTCAATAGCAGGAGGAGTTGGTGATGGGTCAGGTGTGGGTACAGGTGTGGACTGCGAAGGTTCCTGGGGCTGTTGAGGTTGAGGAATCGGAGTTGCGGAAGGTTCAGGGGTTGGAGTCGCTGAAGAAGATGGTTCCGATGTTGGTGAAGGAGACGGCTCACTCGGAGTGGGCGATGGTTGCGGATTGGTCGCGGTCTCCGTTGGTGTCGGTTGAGGAGTCGGTTGAGGTTCTGGAGCCGTTGGAGTTGGCTGAGGAATTGGAGAAGGAGAAGGCTCGACAGGCGCGGGAGACTGCGTTGGCGAAGGGCTGGGGCTGGGTTCTACGGGAGAAGGAGTAGGCGATGGAGTTTGTGGCGCTGGCGATAATGTTGGTGTTGGGGATGGTTCTGGGCTGGATGTTGGGCTTGGACTCGGGGAAGAAGTCGGTTCGGGAGTCGGAGAAGGCGTACTGGATGGGGATGGTTCAGGGCTTGGAGAAGGACTTGGCGTTGGAGAAGGCGAAGGCGAAGGTTCGGGAGTCGGTGTTGGAGCAGGGGTAGGAATTATTCCGTTGTAATAATCAAGGGCTGGATTGCTTTGTGTTGTGCTGATAAATGTTGTAAATCCAGTACCCGAATGACCGCCCTCGCAGAATAAACGCGAGATTGAACCTTTGCCATTAAAGAATGAGTTTGCGTTATCCCAATTTACATTGAAGGTCTGTTGAGCGCCCGAGGCATTGGCACAGGTAATAGTGGTTGCCCCAGTTCGCTCTGCCCGAGCATCATTTATGGGCAACAAAGCCAAAACGACAATGATGAAGAAGGCTATGCCTAGGCGAACATACTTCAATTTGACCCCCAAACTCGGGGTCACTAGGACACGATATGAGCCAATTGTACCAATGGAATAATCTGTGCTAAACTGGGGTTGTAAATGATTGAGAGAGAGGAATCAAATGTCACAAGTCAAAATCACATGGAAGGCTTTTGGAGATAAGCCAGAAATCGGGCGCTTCATTAGTTCTGTTGAATTCGAGACTGAATTCAAGGTTGAAGAAGCCGATGTAAACAAGTTCTTAGAGGTTGTTTACCACAATACAAATACATACTCAGGAAACTTATGGCAGATAATCGAGCCAAAGTTATCTGCAACTCGCACTCACACATCTATCTCAGTCGGTGACGAAATCGAGATTGACGGTCAGGTTTATATCTGCGCTGATTTCGGATTCGAAAAGATTGAGGATGTTGAAATCAAGAAGTTCGGAGATGTCGTTTTCTCTGTAACTGTAAAAGATAAGGTTGATAACTAACCCCAGTTGTGTTAAACTCAGATTGTAACCAAGAGAGAGGAAACAAAATGTCAGAGTTTGAAAAGTATCGCCCATTCAACGAGGATGAACTTCTCGGTCAGATTGGTCGCATGAATGTCTTTGCTATCTCAGGTGGTCGCGTTGAGGTCTGGCGCACTAATGATGGCAAGGCTTGTCGCTCAATTACGCTTCCAGTATCTAACGGATATAGCGTTGAGGTTTACCTTGCTTGGGATGACACATGGACAGTTACTCGTCAATTCAAGCGCAAGGGTCAATACATCAATAAGCGAACCATAGAAGGTGTTTACCCAGAGAATGTGGGAGAAGTTGCTTACCAAGCATCTTGTTTCCGTTCTAATGATGCTTTTGGAGAGGCGGTTGCATAATGAATCTCATTGAAGCCAAGAAAATTGTTGGCAATCAGCCAACATGGGCGCTTAAGAATATGGTTAAGGCGCTTCAAATGTTGCCATGGATGAATACTCCAGAAGATGAGCAACGACTCATCGCCGCAAAGGTTGTACTCAAAGAGAGGAATACAAAATGAGTGAAGTAAAAGAAAAGACATATATCCAGACTGTTCTGGAGACATTGCCACAGCAGACTCGCATTTATTCAATTGTTCGCCATGTCTCTAAATCAGGGATGTCGCGCTTAATTGATTTTTATGTAATGGTGGATAACCGCCCGATGTGGGTGACTCCAGCAATTCGAGACATTCTCGGATATAAGCAAGATGAAAAAACTAGCGCTCTTAAAGTAGGCGGAACTGGCATGGATATGTGTTTCCATGTGGTTC